ATGTCGATAGCTTCAGGCGAGGTTGAGTCAATCGGTTCCGGCCCCGGGTGCGCTGCTCCGAAGTAATGCCACAGCTTCCAAGCCGCGCGCCAAGCCTCCCACGCGGTCACATGCGCCTGCCGCTCTGGCGATAGGCGCAGGAAGGCCGCGCGCTGCTTGGCCGTAGCACCAAGCGCAGGCAGCTTAGACCCGCGCGGCTTGACGCGAGGCGGTGCTGGCGGCGCGTGAAGCGCGACAATCCGCGCGACTAGGTGAGGCCGCGCAAGGATGGCTTCTAATAAGGTGTCGTCTGGGTGTGTCATGGCTTCAACCCCTCTGAGGCATCACAAAGCAATAGCCCGCGTTGCCGGGTAGGCCCCCACCCGCAAGGGCCGGGTATCCTTTGTCAGTAGTCCAGCCCAGACGATCCGCCAGCGCTTGCGCTGCTGCTGCGTGGTTCTCGCCAATGTTCAGCGCGTGATCATAATGCACAATGATCCGCCCGGCTTCCGCGCGCGCCGATATGCGCGAGCCTTTGTAATTGGTTGGGCCGTGATACTTGGTCACAATAGCTTGCATCATGTCGTGTTTCCCTCTCACTCAAGCCTCGATTGGCTTGGAAGATGGCAGCACTAAGCTGCCATCGCCCAAACCAGCCTTAGACCAAAGACAGCGCGCCGGTCCGATAGATCAGCAGCAAGCGTTTGGCTTCGTATTCGTCGTCGCGGTCAAGCGCGTTGACCATGGCGCGCGCTAACTCTGGCACAGGATAAGGCACATGTTTGCGCCGCGCTGTGCCATCGTTTTTGATATTGGCTTGACGGTATGATTGCGTGCATTGTTCGCCAATCGCGCGCTTTAGTGCGTGGTGCCATGTTTGCATGGTGTGATCCTCCCCGATCAAAAAACTAGAAGCCAAAGCAAAAGCACTACAAAGAAAGCGCAGATTGCAGCGTCGTGCAATAGATTATGTGACATGATCCCTCCGAAAATAGGCAATCCGTTTTGCCGATGCAGAATCTTTTACAGACCTATTATGGCAAGAATAAGGCAACCTAGAATTTATTACATGACATTTTGGTAATATGGGAGTAATGTTGCGTTAACCGAAAGCCGGAAAAATAGGCTTTTTAGGTACGGTTTGAGGTTGCCTAGGCGACAACCCTGCTACGCGGGGCTATGTAGTTGGAGAACAAAGCTTTTTTCAATTTTCCTAGGCTTTCTAGGTATTATTATATTAACCAACTGCCACTTAGATATTAATTAACATATGTAAAGTAGTATAACCTATAGGATAGTTGTACTATCTCACTTGGGGGCGATGGAAAACGCATTGCCTAGATTGCCTATTTGACCTAGCGGTGACCTAGGCCCGCGCAAATAGCCCGCGCAAACGGCCCGCGCAAATAGCCCGCGCGTCACGCAACACAATCCGTTGCGTATCATGTTGGCAGCTAGCTGGCGCGCCGTCGTGCTGGCGCGATGTTTTCCGCATTGCCTAGAATGCCTATCTTGCCTAGGCGCGCGACCAGGCGGAATGTTACGTTATAACGTAACAGATTGTGCTGCAATGCAATGTGACCAAACGCTAATATTAGCCCGCGCTAATATAAACATCTGGACATCTGAATAGCTGTTCAGATGTTCACGCCTGGCCCCGACCATCCAGCCGCGCGCCGAGGGCAGGGGGGCGGGGGGCCGGCGGGGACCCCGTCCCGGTCACGGAGGGTCCGCAAACAATTTTTTATTTTTTGCAAACCCAACCAGCCATGCTATACAAAATCTATGGCAGTTTTTTCGCTCCCCTATGAGCCGCGCAAACTGGAAGCTACCGAGGCGCGTCTCGAAGCCATCTATAACGCCGCGCGTAATGGATTGCGTGGTGAGGCGTTGGCCTTAGCTTCCGGCATGACGCCGACCGAATACCGCGCGCTGTGCGAGTTCGACCCGCTGGCGGCGCTGGCCGCGGAGAAGGGCCGGGCCGACGGCGAGATGGAGATGTCCAAGGTGCTGCATGACGCCGCCCGCGCCGGCGACGCCAAGGCGGCGCTGGATGTGTTGAAGCACGTCCACGGCTGGGTCGCCAAGCAAGCCGTGCAGGTCGAGGTCAACCAGACCATCTCCATCACCTCCGCACTGCAAGAGGCCCAGCGGCGCGTCATCGAGGGTGTGGCGGTGCCGAATGAAGAGTTGCTGTCGTCGGATAGGGTAGAAAATGCAAACCACACGGTATAGCGCCGACGACGAAATGGAACTGATGAGCCGGCTGTGGACGCCGGCCATTAAGGACGACCCGCTGAAGTTCGTGCTGTTCGTGTTCCCGTGGGGCCAGCCTGGCACACCGCTGGAACACTTCGACGGCCCGCGCCGGTGGCAGCGCGAGGTGCTGCAACGCATCGCCGACCATGTGAAACAGAACAATGGCAAGATCGACTTCGACACGCTCAGGATGGCGACGTCATCCGGCCGCGGGATCGGCAAATCGGCCTTAGTCAGTTGGCTGGTCATTTGGATGCTGACCACGCGGATCGGCAGCACAACCATCGTGTCGGCCAACTCCGAGGCGCAGCTTCGGTCGATCACATGGGCGGAAATTACCAAGTGGCTCAGCATGGCGCTCAACAGCCATTGGTTCGAGGTCAGCGCCACGCGGCTGATGCCGGCCAAGTGGCTGACGGAACTGGTGGAGCGCGACCTGAAGATGGGCACCCGGTACTGGGGCGTCGAGGGGCGGCTGTGGTCAGCGGAGAACCCCGACGCCTACGCGGGGGTCCACAACTTCGCCGGGGTCATGCTGGTGTTCGACGAGGCCAGCGGTATCGACGACAGCATCTGGTCGGTCGCGGCGGGCTTCTTCACGGAGAACACGCCGCACCGCTTCTGGCTGGCGTTTAGCAACCCGCGGCGCAACAGCGGCTACTTCTACGAGTGCTTTCACTCCAAGCGCGACTTTTGGGACACCAAGATCGTGGACGCGCGCACGGTCGAGCATACGGACAAACAGGTCTACCAGCAGATCATCGACGAGTACGGCCCCGACAGCACCCAGGCCCACGTCGAGGTGTACGGTCAGTTTCCCAACGCGTCCGACGACCAATTCATCGGGGCCTCCACTGTCGACGACGCCATGCGCCGGCCGCAGCACAAAGACCCGTCGGCGCCCATCATCATCGGCGTGGACCCGGCACGGTTTGGGTCCGACAGCACGGTCATCGCCATTCGGCAGGGGCGCGACATCGTGGCGATCAAGCGCCACAAGGGCGACGACACCATGACGGTGGTGGGGCACGTCATCGACGCCATCGAGACATACAAGCCGGCGCTGGTGGTGATCGACGAGGGGGGCTTGGGCGCCGGCATCGTCGACCGGCTGAAGGAGCAGCGGTACAAGATCAAGGGGGTCAACTTTGGGAACAAGTCGAAGAACCCGATCATGTGGGGCAACAAGCGCGCCGAGATGTGGGGCGAGATGCGGACCTGGCTGAAGGACGCATCCATACCGCTGGACCGCTACCTCAAGAACGACCTGACCGGGCCGATGATGAAGCCCGACAGCAAAGGGACGATTTTCCTAGAGAGCAAAAAGGACATGAAGTCGCGCGGGCTGGCCTCGCCCGACGCGGCCGACGCCATCGCGGTGACGTTTGCGTTCCCGGTGGCCCATCGAGAATATGTTGACCGCGCCCCGCGGCGCGGGTATGCTCCCGGCGCTGCCCTCAACTCATGGATGGGTGCCTGATGGCGAAGAAAAGCGTATCATTGGCCGTGGGGCGGGGCGAGAAGCTGCCGACCAACAAGGGCGCCGGGCTGACCGCCAAGGGCCGGGCCAAGTACAATCGTGAGACAGGCTCCAACCTAAAGCCTCCGGCCCCCAGCCCCAAGACCGAGGCGGACAAGGGGCGTAAAAAATCCTTTTGCGCCCGTATGGCGGGTGTGGTAGCCAAGTCGGAGAACGCCGACAGGGCGAAAGCCAGCATGAGAAGGTGGAAGTGCTAATGGCAAAACCGGGTCTATACGCTAACATCCACGCCAAACGGGAGCGCATCGCAGCCGGGTCTGGCGAGAAGATGCGGAAGCCGGGCGCTAAAGGCGCCCCTACCGCCGCGGCGTTCCGTGCGTCTGCTAAGACGGCCAAGCCAGCCAAGAAGGGCAAGTGACATGCCGTTGGTGAAGTCCACCTCCAAGGACGCCTTTCGCAAGAACGTGAAGGCTGAAATTGCTGCCGGCAAACCGGCAAAACAGGCTGTCGCCATCGCGTACGCAACCAAGCGCGCAGCGGCTAAGAAAGGCAAGTAATGGCCGCCAACGATGTAGAAGCCGCAGGCAAGGTATCGGACAGCGACGACAAGGACCGTTTGTCTGTTATGCGCCGGCGCTACACCATGGCGCTGTCGGCCTACTCGGACAGCCGTGAAGATGAACTGGACGACCTGCGCTTCATGGCCGGGTCGCCCGACAACCAGTGGCAGTGGCCGGCGGACGTGCTGGCGACCCGCGGGTCTGTGCAGGGCCAGACGATCAACGCGCGGCCGTGCCTGACGATCAACAAGCTGCCGCAGCATGTGCGCCAGGTGACCAACGAGCAGCGGCAGAACCGGCCGACCGGCAAGGTGATCCCGGCTGACGACCGCGCCGACGTGCGCGTGGCCGAGATATTCGACGGCATGGTGCGGCACATCGAGTATATCTCGGACGCCGACGTGGCTTACGACACGGCCTGCGACAACCAGGTCACCTACGGCGAGGGCTACATCCGCATTTTGACGGAGTACGCCCGCGAGGACAGCTTCGACCAGGACATCAAGATCGGGCGGGTGCGGAACTCGTTCTCGGTCTACATGGACCCGGCCATCCAAGACCCGTGCGGCGCCGACGCCGAATGGTGCTTCATCACCGAAGACGTGAGCAAATCTGATTATGAACGCATGTTTCCAGATGCTGCGCCGATTTCTAGCCTCATGTCGCAAGGCGTGGGCGACCAGAGCCTTTCTCAATGGCTCTCGGAAGACATGGTACGTATCGCCGAATACTTCTACTACGAGCACGAAAAAACGACGCTAAACCTCTACCCCGACAACATCACAGCCTTTTCAGGCTCGCCGCAGGACAAGCAACTGAAGGCGATGTTTGGCAAGCCGCTGCGTAGTCGCACGGTTGACCGCAAGAAGGTCAAGTGGGTCAAGACTAACGGGTTTGAGGTGCTGGAAGAGCGCGATTGGGCCGGCAAATACATCCCCGTCGTGCGCGTAATTGGCAACGAGTTTGAAGTCGACGGCCAGCTTTACGTGTCGGGCCTTGTGCGGAACGCCAAGGACGCCCAGCGCATGTACAACTATTGGGTCAGCCAGGAAGCCGAAATGCTGGCTTTGGCCCCCAAGGCACCCTTCATTGGCTATGGCGGCCAGTTTGAAGGCTACGAGATGCAGTGGAAGACGGCCAACACGAACAACTGGCCGTACCTAGAGGTCAATCCCGACGTTACGGACGGCGCTGGGGCGGTTCTGCCGCTTCCGCAGCGCGCACCACCGCCGTTGGCCCAGACCGGCCTCATACAAGCTAAATTGGGCGCTGCTGACGACATTAAGGGCACCACAGGCCAGTACGACAGCAGCCTAGGCGCCCAGAGCAAC